CATACGCCTTATGATCTCCAGCAACGATGCGATCCTTGCCAAAACGCGCAAGATGCTCGATGGTATGGTGCCAGTCGGGGCCCTGGCAATTAATACCCAAGGCACATTCAAACGGTAAAGCGTTATCAATGATCATGTTGACCAAAGGGGAATAATGTCGCCTAATTCCCACCGTCAAATGAATGTTGGCACATTGAAAAGAGCGGGCGAACTCTTTCAACATAGCCATTGCCTCGTCTTTCAAACACAAATTCAGCACTTCGTACGTACGAATACCATCTGCCCACAAATTCTCTTTGAAGATGTAGATCTGCATCATGTCACTGTCCATCGTCATCTTATCACCTACACGTGGACACACCTGGTTCTTCGACTTAAGATATGGAATGCCAGCAGATGTGTTACCATCTAATCTGTCAATCCCTCTCATACCTACAACACCGTTCAATGCTTGTTCGATAGTCAATGGTTGCAATCGACCTTTGTACCGCACCACCACCGCGGTTACTTCTCCGCCAAGAAAGTCGTTTACAGCTTCTTCCATCCAAACTTCGGGGAACCCTCTGTTTGGATTTGTCAAGTTAACCAATGCCTTCGCATAATGTCTATGGCCAGGAATCGCGGGGGGGGGTTTCGCGATTTGTCCCATTCCAAACAACTCTTCAACGTCATCATAACACTTCGTCTTGTGAACGGAATGTCTAAACTTCGTCACCGGAATTGTGGTCTGTCCATACAGCATGACGGCACTATCATCCTTAATATCGTGCAATGGGCTGTTCGTGTGAATCTTCTTCTGAATACCAATCTTCATTTGTTCAAGATCCAGTTTTCCAGGTTGGGCAAGTTTCAAAACATGTTTCCTCTCTAAATAAGAGTCGACGGCTGTTCGCAAATCGGATTGCAACAAACAATCACTAGCACCCTCACACTGTCCTGTGACTCCTGCAGTGTGAATGCTGTGAATGCATGGTGCTTTTCCGTGTCCTATCATCACCATCCCACACAATCCCATGAAAGTTTGGAAAGGCAATTCATACATAAATCCGTCAACCACATGTTTGTTCGTCGGGGTACGATACTTGTGGCTTTTAGTCCTGATATACTCACGCATGTGCACGATGCCTCCCTTCACATTACGCCTAATGGAAGACACCATTACATCACTGGGGGGTTTGATCAACGGAAACAAATCAATGATATCCTTCCTATCGCCTATACAAGGAAGGTTCACCAACGCGAGATCGTGTCCCTCAAATCTGTGAATGCACTTACAGCTAATAGTTGTTCGAATAGTGTTTCCAGATTTTGTGCCAT